AAGCTATAATTGAGACCAAGGAGAGAGAATGAGTAAAGACATGGTGAACAGCCCGGCCCACTACAACCAGACAGAGCTGGAGTGCATCGACGCGATCAAGTATGCACTGGGTGAGGAAGGCTTCGTCGCGTACTGTCGTGGGAACGCCATCAAGTACAACTGGAGAGCAGGCCACAAGATCGACTCGGTCGAGGATCTGAAGAAGGCTGCGTGGTACTGTCGCATGGCAGCAGGAGATGACCCGCGAAAGGATCCTAACTACAACAGGCCCCCACCGAAGAAAGACCTTGCCCCCTGCGGCCCGTGTCAGACGGACGCCCAGCTCAAGGTAGGCCATGTGGTCGAGATCTGCGTACACAAGCGGTCCAACTGCTACGACTGCGGCCTCCAGAACGACATCGACGTGGCACCGCGCCCTGATGGTGTCATCGTCCCGACTGAATGCGACAACAGGACCGACCCGTGAGTAGTGAACTCAGGTGGCACGCATACTACATGGAGATGGCGTACCTCGTCGCCTCCAAGTCCAAGGATGAGTCGATGCAGGTAGGCACCGTGTTGGTGACCCCGAACCACACCATCGCATCCACAGGATTCAACGGGTTCCCCCGTGGCGTGGATGAGGATGAGCACCCGGAGCGGAACGCAAGGCCGGAGAAGTACCACTGGACTGAGCACGCTGAGCGCAACGCTGTCTACAACGCTGCCCTCAACGGATCGAAGACGCAGTACACCACGGCGTACAGCACGTCCGCACCCTGTGTGGCGTGCGCCCGTGCCTTCATCCAGGCGGGAGTGACGGCGCTGTACATACCGAGCAAGGCAAACGACCCCTTCTTTGAGGCGGGTAGATGGGATGACTGGGCAGAAGAGTTTACTAAAGCACGCGAGGTACTACTCGCGGCGGGAGTGTTGGTGACAAATGTCGTTTGATGCAAAAGGAAACTGGGTACCGAAGACAGATGAGCAGGTAGCGCAGTTCATCACCGAGCTGGACGCTGTCGCTGGCGCCATCACCCCGGAGCTGCAACAGCAGCTTGACGGTATGGCCCAGCTCATCCTGCAAGAGGGCGGCGCACTTGTCAAGGGCAACATCAACACGACGAAGTCCATCGAGACTGTGCTGTCCAAGGGCACGGGCATCGTGGACATCGTGGTCCCTGTGTACGGTGGCCTGAACGTGCTGGCCCCCTGCATCATGTCGGTGCTGGAGCGGACGCAGTGGCCCTACCGCCTCATCATCGTTGACGACGCCTCCCCTGACGACGAGACTAAGTCCTGGCTGGCCCACTTCGGTGACGCCCACCCGGAGCATACCGTGATCTGGAACAAGAAGAACCGGGGCTTCGCAGCCACCGTCAACCGGGGCATCGAGGCGGGCGAGAACCCGTACGTCTGCCTGCTGAACTCGGACGTGATGGTCACCAAGGGCTGGCTGACGAAGATGGTGCTGGCGCTGGAGGCAGACGAGCGGAACAAGATCGTCAACCCCTGCACCAACAACACCGCACTCATCAACGTCGAGCTACAGCAGGGGTACGACTATCAGGACATGAACCGGGCATTCGAGAAGCTGTCCCACCACCTGTACCCTGAGATCATGCCCACCGGCTTCTGCTTCATGTTCCCCCGTGACTTGATCGAAGAGATCGGAACCTTCGATGAGGGCTACGGCTCCTACGGAGAGGAGACAGACTTCTGGATGCGGACACTCACCAGGGTGGTGGACGGACAGGTGTCCAACTGGCGCGCCGTCCTCGCTGACGACACGTACATCTTCCATGAGAGAGGATCATCCTTCAACGTACTCGGGGAAGACGAGCACATGGGTCTGCGTAAGTCAGGGTCGGCCCGGTTCCACAAGATCTGGCCCGGGTACAAGGCGTGGTCAAAGACGTTCGACGTGGAGAAATCCCTCCGTCGGCTCAGGACACCCATCGCCCCGGCGCTGATTCAGAAGGAGAATCCCAAGTACAAGATCGCGTTCGTTGTGTACAGCACCGAGAACTGTGGTGGCATGAGGGTGATCGCCGACATCGTCAACAGGCTCAACGATAGTAACGTCGACGCCAAGGTGGTGCATGTCAAGCGCGACCCGGAGGCTCGCACGGTCCCTGGTGTCACGTCCCTGCGGACGGGGCCGGTGATCTTCGAAGGCGTACCCGACCTCATCCAGAACTTCAAGGAGCGGGTGTTCTCTGAGGGCATCGTGGTGGCAGGGACAGGTGAGCTGATGGGCATGGTGGCTGCGGTGTGCGCCGCCACCCCGGAGCTGACCTCGCTGCACCTGACGCAGAGCGACGACGTGGCACTGGCACCCCAGAAGGAGCTAGCTGCTAGCATCAAGAACGCCAACAAGCTGGCCAACTACACGATCTCCAACAGCAAGTGGACGGCGGCGCAGATGAGTAAGTACGTGGACGTGGCGGGCCACTTCAGCCCCGGGTACGATGAGAACCTGTTCTTCCCCCGTGGCAGAGAGGATGGGGACGAGCGCCCGACGCTGCTCATCTCACTCGGGCTAACCGGGTACCCCTTCAAGGGGAACGACCGGGGCATCGCGTTGTGCGAGCGCCTCCACACACTATGCAAGCAGAACAAGAAAGAGATGCGGATCCTCGCCAACGGCGTTGAAGCCGTACCGGGATCCCAGTACATCGTGGGCCTCGGTGTCCTGAACCAGCCCCGGTTCGCTACGGTACTCGGGTCAGAGGCGGATGTGTACTGCGACCCCTCCATCAACCACAGCTACGGGCTCCCCTCGCTGGAGGCCATGGCCTCGGGTGTGGTCCCGGTGTGCTGGAACAACAGAGGCATCGGGGAGTATGCCACCAACGACCTTGACTCCATCATCCTCAAGAACAAGACGCCGGTCGAGGTGGTGGCAGACCGAATCTACAGCCTCCTGTTCAACGAGCCGAAGCGGCTGGCGGGCCTGAAGAAGGAGGCCCTCAAGACAGCCAAGCGGTTCAAGCGGAGCAAGGGTGTGGGTGACTTCATCAAGCTGATGGAGAATACGCTTGACCTCACCGCATCCAGGCACTCGATCTCAGTCATCACCCCTCACCTCAGGAAGCACGGCGGGCCGACTACCATCTTGAACGCCGCCAACCTCCTGCACGATGCGGGGCACATCTACGCTGACATCGCACCCGACATTCAGAAGTTGAGTAGGGTGCCGATCCGCCTGGACTGGCAGAGCATCAGGGAGTGCGACGTTCTGATCACGAACTCAGACAACCCGCACAACAAGTACTTCTCGGAGCTGCCCCAGGTCAAGAGGAAGATCCTGCTCAAGTTGTCCCACAACATGAGGTTCCAGCAGCTAGAGGCTGACTCACTGAACATCAAGTGGGATGCCATTGCGACAAGCACGGGGTGGCTGAAGGAGGCGTGCGAGACAGTGACAGAGGGATGGGAGTACGAGACTCAGCCCGCATCACGGGTAGGGTGGTACCACTACGGGCACCCGACCTTTGCGTGCCCCCCGAACGAGAGGGGCTTTGGTAGCTCAGACACGAGGCTCACCCTCGGGACGCTCATCCACAAGCACCCCCTCAAGGGCACAAACGAGGCGCTTGAGGGCCTCATGACCATGCTCAAGAAGCGGCCCACCATGCTACAGATGGTGTCGGTTGGTGAGGTGGTGGAGTTCGGCAAGCAGAAGCCTGACTGGATGAACTACGTCCTCAACCCCACGCGCACTGACATGGCCCAGGTGATGAAGCAGATGGACATCTGGCTGGTCGCCTCCCACACTGAGGGGCTGGGGCGCCTGACGCTGGAGGCTATGTCCTCTGGCGCCGCCATCGTGGCCACCAACACGGGTGCTGAGTTCCTGAAGGATGGTGTGAACTGTGTGCTGTTCGAACCGGGTGACCAGAACGCAATGAACATCGCCCTGGACCGGGTGATTAGCGACGACAACCTCAGAAAGAAGCTCATTGAGGGCGGGTATGCCACGGCAGGCATGTCTGGTGACCCCACTGAGTACGTGAAAAGCTGGAACAAGATCATAGGAGACTGCTGTGGATAGAGATGACGCGTTCAACAAGCTGGTAGAGTGTGTTGAGAAGGTGGGTTCGGGCTCATTCGAGAATGTAGAGCAAGCCTTCGTTGTTGCAGCACAAGCCCTCAACTATATAATGGATGACATTGATGGATCCTCGAATAAAGAATCTGATTGATGGTGTACGGTACTCCCACCTCACGGCGTGGATTCACAAGCGGAAGATCTGTGCTGCGAATGAGCCGTTTTGTAGTGGGTGTGAAGGACATGTACTACACACAGAATGCCCCGCCCTGATGGCGGCAGACGAACTGGAGAAGGAAGATGGATCCACGGATCAAGACACTGATTGAGGGTGTGCGGCGTACGCACATCCCGTTGACTTGGTTACACGAAGACCTCAAGGCATACTGCACTGGGTGCGAGGGTCTGGAGTATGTTTGCCCCGCCCTGAAGGCAGCAAAGGAGCTGGAAGATGAAGAGAGCGGTTAGCATCTGCACGTACAACCGATGCAAGCGCATCGGTGAGGTCATTGAGAGCGTGCTGAACACCGTGCCCAACGGCACCGATGTGTTCGTGTGCGATGATGGCAGCACTGATGGCACCGGTAGCGAGGTGGATGAGTTCACAGCCAGCGGAGTCAAGTACCTACGTGGCCCCAACCTTGGTGTGGGTGCCAACAAGAACCGTGCGCTGTGGCTCATGCAGAACCACCACTTCAGTGTCATCCTTGAGGATGATCTCATGCCCATCGAGAAGGGCTGGTTCGAACTGTACGAGGAAGCGGCCACACTCACCGACACCCACCACTTCTGCCGCATACAAGACAAGGAGGTACCTGAGGTGGCCCCCGCGTTCGCCAACTACCTCGCCAAGGCGATGGACGTAACACCCATCTACGCCACCTCACCCAGAGGGGACTTCACCTTCCTCACCCGCAAGGTCATCACCACGGTGGGTGGCCTCAACCCCCTGTTCAAGGGTGTGGGGTTCGCACACGGTGAGTGGTCGGCGCGGGTGGTCAAGGCGGGGCTGGTGTCTCACCCCGCCGGGTACGTGGACATCGCCGACGCACGGGACATGTTCAAGCAGATTGGTGACACGGAAGGCGGGCGCTGGGACGACGACAAGGACACGATCGACGCCGAACTCAAGGCGAACCGCGCAGTCAGGAAGGAACTGAATAAGAGTGACTACATCTATTGCCCACTGGAGATCACGTAATGGCTAACATCGTTCTCGGGTACAGGCAGGACAGGGACACCAGTGGTAGGAAGATCATCACGTACTCAAACAGCACACATGATGCGCTGCTCAAGCTAGGCCACACCATCCTCCCCTTGGGGGAAGGGCACCCAATCCGGTCGTTCAATAGCATGGCCCCTGCCCGGTTGGTCAAACAGGACTTCTTCCTTGACCTTGACTGTGGGCGCAACAGTGAGGGGAAGTTCAACTTCTCCTGTCAGGATGAGCGCGCCCCGATCCCCTCAGCGGTACGGTGGATCGACTCCCACGGGTACCCCAGCTATCACAAGCGGGCATCGAAGAACTATGACCATGTGTTCTTCGCCGTGTGGGCCAGACGTGAGCTGTTCACCAACCACCCATCTGTCCACTGGTGCCCGAACGCCAGCGACGCCCGGTACTTCGGCATAGATGTGACCATCGAGGCCAATAAGACGAGCCCTATCGAAGTGGATGGCACAAAGATCACTGTCCCGCACAAGATGTTCGACGTTGGGTTCTACGGTAGCAGGGGAGGACAGTCACGGGCTGACCCCCTGAAGGCTATCGGCGAGCGCCATGACTGGAACGTGGACATCAGGGAGATCGGACGTGCTAACCGCAACAGATGGCCCATGACAGCCCAAGCAATGGATCTATGCAAGGTGCTCTTCAACCACGGCCAGAAGCACGACGGACCTAACCAGCGAGTGATTGAGTCCATGCTCATGAACATCCCTCTGGTGTCCGATAGGGACAAAACAGACGGCATGGCAAAACTCTTTGAAGAAGGAGAACACTACCTTGGATACGACAGTGACTCGGAACTCGCTAACAACATCGAGTGGTGCATTAGAGAACCTTCCTTGGCTGGGTCTATGGCTCGCCGAGCTTACCGCCTCGCATATGATAAGCACCAAGTCAAACACAGAGTCGAACAAATACTGGAGGTGGTAGGGATATGAGAGTTGAAGGCTTGACCCCGACGATTTTGGTGATGAATGATGCGTACTTCCTGCCCTACGTGCTGGATCAGCTACGCGGGCGGTTCAACCGCTACGTGATCTATGACGCAGGGTCGGAGGATGGCACCGAGAACATAGTTGATTGGTTCTCCGAGACGGAGGAGGCTGAGTTCTTCATCCGCAAGCTGCCGTTCGCAGTGCCCGCCATCCAGGGCTGCTACCGCAACTCCATGCTGGTGGAGGCGCAGACAGAGTGGACATTCATGGTGGACGGGGACGAGCTGTACACCCCGGAGGGCCTGGATAATCTGGCCAACCATATCACACCCAAGAATACCCATAAGGATCACGATCGCATCATGGGTTGCTACGTGGATGAGTTCCTGTACGGGGTGACACGCCGCCAGGAGATCGGGTCGGACCTGACGCAGCGGTACTCAGAGATACGAGGACACCACAGGCTGTACCGAAGGAACGCTCACTTCATGGGTTCCCACCCAGGAGAAGCACCGGCGTTCAAACAGGTACCGAAGAACGAGTTACGACTCGATGACGTGACATGTTACCACTTTCACAACGCTCTACGTTCGCCGCTTGAAGGATCAGTACCGAAAAGGCTGGATCGAAAGGCACAAGGCACGTACCACCCAGGAGAGCTTGTACCTTTCAATCTGTTGGAGACACTACCTGCGCTGCGGGAGCCCATCAACGGCTTCACTGTCAGCCCTGACTTGGAGAGGCTCCAACATGACGCTAAGCAGATGTAAGTGCGGCCGGAACACCGATAACGGCTTCCTCTGCACCAACTGCCAGAGGGACGGGACGATAGATACGTCCTACTATGAGCCTGAGGACGAGGAAGCGGAAGAGTTGGACGAGTACGGCTTCACTGTTGTTGATCACTTCGATGAAGAGGACGACGATTAGAAGCTGATCTCGTACTCTGGGCTCTTCTTCATGTCCCAGTCATCACACGTCAGTTCATGCGCCTTCTCCACCGACTTCATGTGGTCATACATATTCTGCCACTGCATCTGCACATACAAACACATCAAATCCTTGTACTTGTAGTCGCTATCGTCATACAGCTTATGACACTTGACGAGGCGCTCGGTGTGCATCGTCAGCTCGTTGTACATGAACTCGTAGCTGTCCCGGAGGGCGTCACACGGGAAGAAGATATAGGTCTTCACCAGCTCGGGCGTGGACTCATCGATCGGGTCATCTATCCTAGCACCCGCCGCCGTGGTGATGAAGAGGCACGCTAAGAGTGCGAGCCATTTCACGGAGTCTCGCCGGTGCATTCAGGCTTGGCGTTGAACACATCGGCGATGTCGTTGGTCATCCCTTGTATGAACTCACCATCCTTGCGGATGAGGGCACAATGCAGCGCACCATGGCCCGCATCAGCGGGTGAGTCAGCGTAGGCGTTGCACCCATGCCATGACTCTATGACCTGATCGAGCACCTCTCGTTCGAACGCGTATGCGGACACCAGCTCCTCGCACGTCAGATCCTCAAGCAGCCAGTCGCTGTCGAAGTCCGCGCTCTGGCTC